GGACTCATCTATGTTATTTTAGAGTATGGTTTTTCTCTAGAAAAACCATACTCTAAAATATCACAGAATGTCCCCCAGGGACTCATCTATGTTTAGATTTTTAATAGTCCCCTATAGGGCCCCCATCCATGCTGAGGGTTAATGTTCAATTGTACCCGAACATTAGGGTAAGTTTTTACAGGTTGATACTGGGAGCCGGTAGCGTATCAGCATACAAGTAAATAGGTGGCACATTTTTGAAATTGCACAGGTTGAAATCATGTCCCGCCGATACATAATAATCCACCTGTGATTCATCCGCTACTGCACCCGAGTGCTCTAGATGCCAACACACCCTGATATCCACATTCTGGCGAGCGCCTTCATGGTCATCATGTGTGGGAATGTTGTTCTGTATAGTCTTAGGATTCGGATATGAATACCTAGACGAGCTGTAATACGGTACATTAGCGGAAAGACCAGCGGCAGTTCTCTGATTGGTCAGTATCATGCCACTCTGTCCCGTGGGATCGTCAGAGAAATCCGTCAACATCTCTAGTGCCGCTAGAGAGCGAGAGTACGTGGCCGTATTCGCAACCTGGATAAGTTGGAACGATTTGGTTACATCTCTGTACGAAGCAGATCTCTGTATAACTACGCTGGAGGCCAGGTCCCCCACTGGATTAACCGTCCAGTTTACGGATCCCCTCACCGCACCATAGCAGGGCATCATCCAACTCATAGGGGAGTAAGCCACATAATTGAAGCTGTCCTCCGCTAGATCCCTATGCAGAGAATTGGGCCAGTTGTAGCCCGGCACCCTTGGGTAAATGCTATTCAACGTGCGTAGCATGAGCCTCTTGTGGTCTGAGGCCTCATTGTTGATCCCGAATGTAGTGTAATATGAATCACGGTGCATCAGCTGTCGCAAGCTTAGCAAAGTTTCCCCCATATACACTCCGAAGCTGCTCTTGGTGACGTCATCCACCTCGTCTATCCAGCGCACATCCGTAGAGTAAGGCTCCATCTCACACTCTTCCCTACACTCCATAGCACCCGATTGGGGTGCAAAATAGGCAGTATTAGGAGGCGCAACAGGATTGTTGAAAGTGAGGTTCGGCGCACCCTTCACAAAAACCGACACGCTCACAACGTTATCGGCAGAAGGTCCAGAAAGCTGGTTTTGCACCCTTACAGTCAACATACCATTGGCAGAGTTGTCCGTAGGCCTGGAGGGAAAAGTGGTCCCAAAAACCTCAACCTTCGTAGCCAACTTAAGAGGCACTACCCTGGACCATTGTCTCAACTGGGAGTACGGGACAACAACAGTGAAGTCCTTCGTCTCGGCAATGTCAATCACTTCCGTCACATTGACAATTTGGGCATCTGGTGTATTAGTATACGTCAAGGGTTCGTACTCCACTCGCATTCTGCCCATGTGGAATTTGGTAGCTTGCACCACAAACCGGAACTCGATGTCTCCACACCAGTCGGCAAAAAGATATGCCACGTATGCCATAGGGGTGCAATACATGGCTGACCCGTCCACTCTAAAGAGTTGGGGAGTAACCAGTGATGACCACAATAGGTCTCCAGAAACGTTGGCTGCACTCCACTCGAAGGATGTCAAGTAAGACTCTCTGGCCACTAAGCCCACGATAGCCAGTTCATCGCTACCGTCTAAACCACATACGCGTGAGTCAATAGTGAGCTCATTCTTAGGGTCGAGTGCTAGACGGTCCGTAGGGTGTGAGATTTCACTTGAAGCCATATTGGGAAAGGGCTTGGGTGTGTACGGTAAGTGATCAGCAATAACGGGCGTGTTGGTGTATCCAAACCATGAAGCCAGCCCGGCTAAATGACCAGCACCCATCTGTGTTGCCCTTGCATAAGGTCCAATGATTGGTATGTGGGATAGTGCTCCAGCCGCTGAGGCCACAGCGGAAGCAATGCCTGATACGGCCCCTTGACCATATTCATCAGGTTGTGTCATGGACATAACACGGGCCCGCGTCTTTCTCTTGCCTTTCTTCTTGAACCCGATAGTCTGGGCGGAACTCTGCACGTTGGAATTAAGAGAATTCATTGTAAGCTCCACATCAGTGAACCAAGCATATAGCGAAATGGTCACAGGTGCGGTAGCTACAGAATTGAAATTCTTAAGAATAGTCGGGGAGGATACAGTTAATGTACCAACCCCCCCTACTAGTCCGGGTGCATTCGTGTCGTAGAACTTGTTGAGGCATACGTAATTGTACGGATATATGAAAGGGATTTTCATCTCACCGCCCATACTGTCTTGGGGTGACAGTAACACGCGTGGCCTCTGGGAAAGCAACACCAAGTGCTGGTCATTGGCAATCACCACAGGGTAGGATATGCTAGAACCAGGGTTGACATTATAGCAGGCCATGGCTAGGCCGGCATAGAAAGGTGAGGAACTAATGCTCAACTTAATGTTCAATGTGGCGCGCATACCACCATAGTTCTTCAGTTTGTTGGCTATTAGAGGGTGAGTGGCTAAGTCACCCCAAACATCCGTAAATTCTTGGAGATGTGAACCCTCAAGCCAGTTAAATGTCTTGAGCAGTACAGGTTTCTCCAGAAACGTGCGCAGGTCCGCTATGTTCGAATTAGCATGGCGGGTTGTTGGGTCGGACTCTCCGAGTACTTCCATGCGATAGCCTTTATCCTCATCATGGAAGGTCATCTGAGAGACCTGATTAATAGTATTTTCATGTTCGTCAGTTGTAGTTTTGGGCACTACGTCGCCCTTTGTTTCAGTATTGTCAGTAAGCAGTCATAAAACACAATTTTACGCTCAATAATCATTGTGAGTGTGGAATCAATAAATTCACCTAGGTAGTGTCCGCTAAATAGCGGTTGAGTATGAGAACTCTGCCTATTTTATAATGTGTGTCCTTCTAACTTCAAAAAGTGAATCCTTTCTTTGAGAAGTAGTGTATCTACACACACCAGTTACTTAGTGGTTTTCACCGGAAGTAGTAACAACTCCCGTGGGGCTCGTCTTCAGCCACCGTTCCACGTACTCACCCCAGGTAGGCAGGTCAGGGTCCAAATAGGGTGTGAGCCCATTGTCCACTACCAGGTTCCTGAGGTAGGCATCATGGTAATCGAATTCCTGTCTCCCGTGGAAGAAGAATTCATTGTGTGCAGATCTGATTTGACTCGTCAGTTGCTGCTCCTCTGTTTCAGTCTTACTCTCCACGCGATACAAAAGCATCTTGTGGATGGACGACTTCGCAAGAGGGCAGGAATAGTCTCCCAGCTCCGCACTGTACACCCAGGCTCTCTTGAGGAAAGTGACTTCATCAATATGAATGTACGGTACACTCACAGCCTCCTTATCTGCCATAGTGTACGTAATATCTACATCACTCAGCTGTCTGGCTATCGCTGTGTGATTGAAGAAGGGAGCTCTGTCACTCACTCCCATGGCATTGTCATCGCCGTACGTGACAAGAGCCACGTTGTCGGTGAACTCTCCCAAGTCACCCCCTAGAGACGCGTAGCAATAACGCATATAGAGGGAGTTGGCAAAAGAGTTTATCTGCACAGTCAACGAGTGCCCCGAAGGGTTACTCCCGTGAAAGGTTACCAGATCACCGTTGAAGTTCACTGTGGGGAAGGCTGTATCATAGGCGATAGTCTGCATGACTCGTAGATCCTCCTCACTGGTGCCTGCCACCTTGTAAATGCCAATCATGACATCAAAAGCCGCTAACACCATCATAGCCGGCATTCGTTTGTCATACGCCTTGTAATCTCCTGCAATCATGTTGTTTTCCCCAAACTTGCACAGGTGCCGTCTGATGTCGCCCCACTCATGAGATTGGGCAACTGTACCAGAAGCAGCCTCAAACAACAGCGTATTGTTCTGTTGCAGTCGAACCATGCTAAGGAAATACTTCCTAACGACCACGGACCAGTCAAACGGAGCTGCACAGAACACCCTGGTTTTGCCAGTCTGAGCCTTCTTCTCCGACACAGGCTCATCCTTCAAGCATGCTGTAAAAACAGGGTAACATCTTTCGCCCAGCTTGTACATCTCCTCAAACCATGCTATCCGCTCGTGAACCTCGGGCAACACGTCAATGGCGTTCTGGCAACCTCTCATCTCTCCAATATTCACCAGTAAGGGAGCCTTAGAGTGTCCCCAGGGGAAACCAGCACTCGTACCCCTCTCGATGCCGTTCACATAAGTGATACCAGGAGCACCGTTGAGAGAGGTAAAAGTGTCGTAACGCTTTAGGCTTTGGAGCATATCAGGAGTCAAGCCAGAAACAATGTCACTCACGAACGAATGTACACACGCTTCCAACAATTGTGGATCCAGTCCAACTACTGGGTTCACCAAGTCCAGTGCAGCCAACCGCCAAGGTTCGTACGTATCCATCACGGGTTTGCACAACTTTGTCAGCCATCCCAGATCAGCACGTAACACATCATGCACAATAGTCTTACCCACGTTGCTACGCGGGCGTATACGGGGTACGCCCGTCATACTACCATAGATGTCCACCTGTCCAGACTCTAGGAAATTCATGACGCTCTTGCGGTGAAGCTTGGTAACACCAATCTTTTGCCCCGTTGTGCTGTCTAGGTTGAGTCTGCCACTCTGCACTAGGGCCACACAGTCAAAAGTAGCGAGATGCTCATCTAACCAAATCCTGTCCACTAAAGTAGCAGCGGACTTAGTGGCAGTCATTGCGCCTGTAACTTCGAGAGAGTGTATACCCACAATCATAGGTCCTGCTGCAGAATTGGCTACCATGGGGGATCCACAATCGCCAGTGACGGTAGGACACGATGGTACTCCTACAAAAGTATCAAGACTGCCCAGCGAGCAATCCAGAAGAGCCCGTCTCACATGCTTGAAGGTGATAGTGCCCACTATGCCAGAACGATTAAGCATGACTGTAGCGGTACACTTACCCTGGAACGAATCGTTTGCAGGGAAGTATTCTAGTATGTTTTTACAGGGTTGAGCTGATTTAAGACACACTATGGCTAAGTCCCTCTTAACGTCACGTGATATCATTGACTCAGCGAACTGTTGTGAGAAATTGGGCCCTACTACTTTGCCGTTATCTGGAATGCGGCGAGCGGCGATGATAGAGGTACCCACTGGCACGCAATGGTTGTTGACCAAAAAATATGAGCCTCCCAGACCCAACATAGTACCAGGGGTGCGCTTATTGGTCTCCTCGACTACAGAATCAAAATGCAGTACACTGCCCTTCATGCGAGCCATGAGCTCTATGGGAGTGCTGCATTTAGTGGTTGAAGAAGCAGGAAGAGGTACAACACGCACATTATCCTTTCACCA